GTCCCTGATTATTTTTTAAAATTTGTAATTTAACATAATCAGATTGTAACTCTGCAATTCTTTTACGAACTTTATCCGCAGTAACTTTAGCAACAGCTATTTTATAAGCTTGTTTTGCTTTTTCCTCTTCAAGTGTACCTTGTGACTCAAGTTTTGGGTCAAAACTTTCATCATTGATCAATGGATTTGGAACATAACTATTATGCTTCCAATCTTTATCAAAATCACTAGACTTAGTACCAGAGGAACTCAGCTTATAAAGATTCTCAACTTCTGAATCTTCTTCAGATTCTACAACACCATCGAGATCTTCTTCCTCATTCCAGAACATTTTAAAGTCCTTGAGGGTTTTAAAAACAACAGTTTCATGCATTAAGTAACCTTCATTTTCACGCCACATATGGGTGAGTATGGTAATAAGGTCATCTTCATGAACTCGTGTTCTTGACACAAATCTTCCATTACAAAAACAAATAAGACTAGCATATTCAATTGGTTTATCATCTTCAATGATCCAATCTACTTTAATTACGCACATTTTTCGTTCAATTGTGTCTAATATATCCTTATCTGTTCTAATTAATTCTGGATTGCTAGCACGACGTTTAAGATTTTCTGATTTAACGGTTGTTTCACCTTTAACGTTAGCATCTTTAAACTTTTCGGCCATCTTCCGCAATTCTTCCTGAGTTGAAACCTCAGTAGCATCACGTTGTCCAGCAACAAATTCTCCATGGTCTTCAGGGAGGTCATCAAAAGATGCCTCATCATGCCAAACCTTATATAAATAATCCATAATCCATGAAGCATATGGTAATTGTCTCAATATGTCTAGAACTGGTTTGATTAGTTCTACAATCTTTTTACTTCCCATAATTGGAGCAAGTAAGAACAAACATAGAGAAAGTATGCCTGTAATAAACATACCAACTTTATTGGCTGTTTGCCTAGCACCTTGCGGCATTAGGTCAGCAAATGAAGTTTGTCGTCGAAAAAGAGATCCTACGGCAGCTAACGCACCAAGTCCCTGGATTCCAAGTGAAATTTTTGAGTACCATCGAACTTCATCAATGTACTTTTCACCTTTATCCTTGAAGTACTTCCTTCCAGCTTTATATTCAGCTTTCACAAAGGTTATTCCTTCATCATAATCTTTACCTAATCTTTTAAAAGCTTTCAAAATTAATTTTGACAAACTAAAAATAAAGTAAAGAAGAATTCCGTACCATAAAATATTTATGATACCATTTACA